AAATGTTAAGGCAGCAAGAAGAAATAAGGAAACAACGCGATGGCGTTTAAACTAAGCAAAAGATCACTGAAACGCCTGGAAGGCGTTCATCCGCAATTGGTCGATACGGTCAAGATCGCTTTAAGCAAATACGCGATTTATGATTTCGGCGTGACGTGCGGCGTCAGGGACATGGCCACGCAGAAAAAGCTGATGGCATCGGGCGCGTCGAAAACGCTTCGATCAAAGCATTTGATCCAGGATGACGGCTACAGCCACGCGGTTGATCTGGTTTGCTATGACGATGGCGTCCGATGGGAAATGCCGTATTACATCAGCACGGCCGAGGCGATGCGGTCAGCCGCGCGTGAGGTTGGCCTGGCGCTGACCTGGGGGGCTTGCTGGCACGTCAAAGATTATTGCGCCGCCGATGACGATTGCGACGATCTGATGGACGATTATATCGCCCTGCGTCGATCTCAGAACAGATCCGCGTTCCTGGATGGGCCGCATTGGCAAGCGAGGTTCTGATGGGCGCCCCGGTAAAATCTGGCGATAATCCACGCCGCGCCGCCTTCCTGCAACGCATGGGAAAAATGCCTGGTCCCGAAAAAACGAAGGACGGCAAAGCAACGCCATTGCTCAAATCGCTGCGCGCCTGGGGCGCCAGTTCAAAGGCCGATGCCGTGCGCAAGGGTAAGGCGATCAGCGCGCGCAACGCTAAGAAAAAATCGGCATAAGTTAAAATAAAATCAGGGCGGTGGTATTTGAGCTTTATGGCTCAAGAACCGACAGAACTTACCTCCGACGAATTGCAGTCGATCGTATCGACGGCTGTGAAATCGTGCGTTGATTTTATCGACAGCGATATCGCCCCAAGCCGGATCCAGGCGCAACGCTATATGGACGGCGAAACCGACCTGGGCGTTGAGGAAGGGCGGTCGAATATCGTATCAACAAAAGTGCGAGATACCGTAAGGGCAATTAAGCCAAGTCTGCAAAAAGTGTTTATGACCACTGACAAGGCGGTGGAATTTGTGCCGCGCGGTCCAGAGGACGTGGCGGCGGCTGCCCAGGCTACATCTTATTGCAATTATATATTCAGCAAAAACAACGGCTTCCGGCTATTATCAGACGCTTTCCACGATGCGATGGTTAAGCGCGTTGGCATTTTGAAGGCTTATTACGAAGATACAGATCACCAAACAATCCACGAATATACTGGGCTAGACCAGGCGGCGTTTGACTTCCTGGAAGGCCAGCCAGATCTGACCGTGATGTCTCAAGAAATCGAGACAACAATCACTATGGATCCGGCGTCAGGAATGGACATTGAAACGTTGATCATATCGTGCCGGGTAGCGCGCAAAAAGCGCACCGGGCAGATCAAGATCGACAGCATCCCGCCAGAGGAATTTTTCGTTAACCGCGAAGCACGCAGCCTGGAAGACGCCTATTGCGTTGTTCACCGCACTGAAATGCGAGTGGGTGATCTGGTGGCGCTGGGCTACGACTTCGACGAGGTGGCCGATTTAAGCGCCCTGGGCGATGCAGATGAAACCCGCGACAGTGAGCGCAGCGCGCGCCACGGCTATAGCGTCACGGCTGGCACAGACGCCGACGAAGGCAACCAGGATGTATCGATGCGCCTGGTCGCTGTCAGCGAAGCATATATGAGAGTTGACACGTTTGGCACCGGGATACCGTCACTATATCGGTTTGTTCTGGGCGGTGGATCCTATACGCTTCTAAGCGCCGAGCCGATCGACAAGATCCCGTTTGCCGTTTTCGAAATTTCGCCGGAACCGCACTCGTTCTTTGGCACTTCAATCGTTGATCTGATCCGCGACGATCAAGATGCTGCCACCAGCATTATGCGTGGCATTTTAGACAACGTGGCGATGACTAATACTCCACGTCTGGTTGTGCAAGAAAATGCGACCAATTTGGACGATGTCCTAAATAACGAAATCGGCGCCGTGATCAGGACCAGATCGCCTGGCGCGATCCAGGATCTAACTGTGCCGTTTGCGGCCGGGCAGACGCTCCCAGCGCTGCAATACATGGATCAAATGATCGAAAGCAAAACCGGGATCACGCGCGCCAGCCAGGGCTTAAATCCAGATCAGCTACAATCAACAACGGCCGTGGCCGTTTCGGCTCAGATGGCCGCCGCCGCTGGCCAAACTGAAGTGATGGCGCGCAACCTGGCCGAAGGCGGCATGACGCAATTGTTCAAGTTGATTTTGCATCTGTCGATCCAACACCAGGATAAAGAAACTGTAATGCGTCTAAACGGCAATTTCGTGCCAGTAGACCCATCTTCCTGGCAAGCCGATATGGATATGACCACCAATGTTGGCCTTGGCACTGGCCGGGCCGAGGAACGCCAGGCGGCGCTGCAACAGGCAATGACAATTCAGCAAGGCATCTTACAGCAATACGGCCCAGGCAATGGGTTGGTGATGATGCATCAGTTCCGCAATACCGCCGCTGATCTGTTGTCGGCTGCCGGGATAAAAGACGCCGATCGTTATTTCATGCCGATGACGATGGAAAGCGAACAACAGATGATGGCCCAGCAAGCCGCTATGGCGCAGCAACAGGCGCAGCAAGGCCAGCCAGACCCCAATGCAGCATTCTTACAAGTCGAGCAAATGAAGGCCCAGCAACGCGGCCAGAGCGACATGATGAAATTGCAGCTTGAGGCCCAGAAGGCCCAGGCAAATCATCAGCTACGCCAGCAAGAAATGGCGATGAGCGACGATCGTGGCCGTGATCAAATGGTACAGGATCTGGCGGTCAAAGTGGCTGAGATTTTGGGCAAATATGGCACGTCAGTTGATGTCGAGCGAGTGAGGGCCGAACAGGCCGCGCCGCGCGAAGGGTTGATGTAAATGGATATCGGAAAACGGGCAGATCGGGTCAAAGCAATTATGACCGACCCCGTATTCGAGGAACTAATGGCCGAGGTAAAATCGGACCAGGTAAGCATATTCCTGGCACCCGATAGCACCGAAGACCAAATAGCAGAGGCGCGGCTGTTAATCCGCGCAATGGAACATTTGACTGATCGAATGCAGCGCGTGCTGCACGATGCGCGAATGGCCGAAAGAAAGACCAAAAAAAGGCCGTAGCACCGTGGATAACGCGACTACAGAAATGAATGCAAACGACCACAAGTCGATTGCCGAACATCTCATAATGCAACCCGCCGAGGCACCTGTCGAACAGACCTCAGAAGAGGCGGTTGTCGAAGAAACTATGTCCGATGATCAGATCGATCAGCCGGAAGAAATAACCGAGGAATACGAACAAGCAGACGAGCCGGAAGTCCAAGCCGAACCCGAAGAACGCATGTATAAAGTCAAAGTGAATGGCGAATTGCGTGAGGTCACCGAGCAGGAACTAACCCAAAGCTATTCTGGTCAACAGTATATCCAACAGCAAATGCGCGAAGTCGCTGAACAACGTAAGGCCGTTGAAGCAGCAAAGGCCGAAGCGCATGAAACCTCGAACGCATACGCTCAGGCATTGGCCCAGGTCAATGAGCGGCTGCAAACTGACGATCTCACACCGCCCGATAAATCAATGCGCGAAACAGATCCAATTGGATACCTGGAAGCGATGGAAGATTTCCGAGCGGCCCAGGCCGAGCGCCAAACTTTACAACAGCAACAGTATCTCTTGCAGCAACAGCAACAGGCCCAGCAAGCGGCCCAGCGCGATCAATATGTGCAGCAAGAAGCCGCAAATCTTATGGAACGAATACCGATCTTAAAAGACCCGGTAAAAGGCCCAGAGACGATTTCGGCAATGATGAAAACTGGCGCAAAGTATGGTTTTAGCGAAGCCGAAATGAAGCACGAAGCGGATCCCCGTTTCGTGACGGCACTTCACGCTCTCCACCAATTTGAGAGCCGTGGCAATGTTCAATCCGCTGAAGTTAAGCGCGGTGCGATCAAGCCAGGTGCCAAGAGATCACAGTCAACCAGCCAGCAAAAACAAGCCCAGGCGGCGCGTTCACAAATGAAACGCACGGGGTCCACGTCAGACGTGGCCGCGTGGATTATGTCAGGAAAATAAGACATGGCTGTTAATAGCAACACGGTACAAACGTATGCCGTAACCACCCTCAGAGATGATCTGCAAGACGCTCTGATTTCGATCTCACCAGACGATGCGCCGTTGATGCAAGCGGCTGGCACAAAGGACGTATCAAATACGTTGTTTGAATGGCCAGTAACTGAGCTTGCATCGGTCAATTCATCCAACCGGGTGATTGAAGGCGAAGCGGCTCCAGGCAACGATGCCGCCACGCTGCCAGTGCGAGTGCAGAACTACGTTCAGCTTTCGGACAAAGTCGTTGAGACATCATCGACCAACGAAGCGGTCAATGGCGCTGCCAATGCTCAAACGATGGCCGAACAAATGGCGCTCAAATTGCGTGAGTTAAAGCGCGATATGGAAACCATGTTGTGTGCCAATACAGCGGCCAGCGCTGGCTCCGCATCGGCTGCCAGATCGACCGCTGGTCTGTCTGCATTCTTGATCACAAACGTGGACAAGCACAGCGGCGGTACAGCGCCTACCACAAGCGGAACTGGCGCAGCCGGGTATCCGAACGCGGCGTATCAGAACGGCACTCTGCGTACCATTACAGAGGCAATGCTGAACAATGTCGTTCAACTGTGCTGGACCGAGGGCGCTGACCCGTCGATGGTTCTGGTTGGCCCAGCGATCAAGCAGAAGATCTCGTCCACGTTCACTGGAAACTCAACTCGCTACAAAGAGGCCGATGACAAGCGGATCAGCGGTGCGGTTGATTTCATCGTGACCGATTTCGGCGAACTTCAAGTGGTGCCATCGCGCTTCAGCCTGGCGCGTGAAGCGTACGTGTTGGATCCAAACTATCTGCGCGTCTGTTACTTGCAGACCACCAAGCAGGAAGATCTGGCCAAAACAGGTCACTCTGAGCGCAAGCTGATTTCTTGCGAATACGGCCTCCAGGTAGACGCGGAAAAATCGCAAGGCGCGATCCGCGACATCCAAGCCTAAACAGTTTGGGCGTCCAGGAAGCTGGGCGCCCACCACCTAATCGGAGCCAAGAATGATTAAAGAACAGGACGGCCACGTCTACGTCAAAACCACCGAGGATGTTCAGCCGTTGTTGGACGCCAACGGGCGCCTGAGATCGGTTTACGACGAGATGCCAAACTTTGGTCGCAATGCCAGGCTGGCAGCCAGAGTGCCGAACACAGTGGCGCAAAACTGGGCGCAGGAATGCGGTGCCGCCGTAGGCACTAAAGAATACATGGCATACGCCAAACGCAAGTTAATTGCTGGCGATTACCAGAAACTGAGAATAGAGGGATTTTAAATGTCGTTCACGTTTAGCAGCCTAAAAACATCGATCGGCGATTTCCTAAATCGCGATGACCTGACGGCTGTTATTCCGACATTTATTGCTCTGGCCGAGGCCGATTTTAATCGTCGCATCCGGCATTTTGAAATGGAAAAACGCGCCAGCGCTGAAATCGACACGCAGTACAGCGCCAAGCCCAGCGATTGGCTTGAAACAATCCGCTTCCAGGTCATGGGCGATGGCACCTATCCGATCGAATTAGCGTCCAACGCGCAACTGATGGAGATGCGCCGGAACGTCAATGACGTTGCCGGGCGGCCAGCATATTATGCATTTGTTGACGGCCAATTTGAGGTCTTTCCAACGCCTGACGTGGCGTATACGTCCGAGCTAATTTACTACGCGAAAATAGACGCACTGAGCGACAGTACGGCCACCAATTGGTTACTAGACGGCAATCCAGACTTGTACCTGTACGGCGCTCTCACGCACTCTGCGCCCTACCTGGGCGAAGACCAGCGGATCCAGGTCTGGTCGGCCCTGGCCGAGCGCGCAATCAACGAAATCACCAACAGCAGCCATGCTGCTAAATACAACGGCACCGGGCTGCGCTTGCGCCACCGGGGCATGGCGCCAGCTAATAGGAGATCAGCATGAGCCTTTCAAATACTTACGAGACGCACGTCTTAAATCACGTATTCACGACCACTTCAGTAACCCGGCCGACGGCCTGGTATTTGGCATTGTTTACCAGCGATCCGACCGACGCCGGATCTGGCACTGAGGTCTCAGGCAATGGTTACGCGCGCCAGACGGCGGCTTGGACCGTCAGCGGCAACCTGGCCACCAATTCGGGCGCCATTGAATACCCAGCCTGTACAGGCAACGCCTGGGGGACTGTCACGCACATCGGCGTATTCACGGCGGCATCCGGCGGCGATTTGATCGTTCACTCGGCGCTGACCACCAGCAAGGCAGTCGCGGTTGGCGATGTTCTGCGCGTGAACGCTGGCGAAATCGACATCACATTGGATTAATAATATGGCCACAATAGTCACCAGATCTGGCAAGGGCAGCGCCCTTACTCACAACGAAGTCGATGCAAATTTTAACAATTTGAACAACGATAAATTGGAGACTAGCGCGGCTTACGTGCATCCAACAACGGCCGGAAATAAGCACGTCCCTGCGGGGGGCGCAACAGGTCAGCTATTGCAATACGCAAGTGCGGGTACAGCGGCTTGGGCTACTATAAGCACAGGCCCAGACCAAATAGTTAATCCAAATTTCAGCAATCCTGACAGCACGTTTACGACAAGCGGCACTTATTCCAAACCAGCTAATGTAGCTGATGATGATTATATGTGGGTGTTTATGGTTGGTGGCGGTGGTGGCGGGGGGTATGATCAAACTGGTTCTTTTGCTGCACAGGCAGGACGAGGTGGCCATCCCCTTTTACTGTACGGTAAAGCAAGTATGTTTCACAACGCCACTTATGTTATCGGCGCGGGTGGAGCAGCGGGTACAAACGATAGTGAATATTTGTCAATTGCGGGTGGTGTTTCATCAATTACATTGCATGCGTCACAGGGGGGCGTTGCCTATACTGTTTCTGCAACTAATTTTGTTCACTATGTTGCGGGTGGTAATGTTACGATTGGTGGAACAACATTAGAGGGTGTTTTTACTGGCGGCAATATTTTTAAATTGGAGTCGATACATACTGGATGGGCAACTGTTAATACTGGTTCAGATTACGAACAAGGTGGTGGTGAAGGAGGCTGGACTGGAGAAGCCCATCATTCTGTTTTTGGCGGTGGCGGCGGCGGTGGTGGTCACTATGCTTATGGTTGGTTTCCGACGGCTAGCGAAAGTTTCTTATCAGGCAATGGCGGTAATGGAAGTAATACCGGCGCAGGAACTAATGGCGCACTTCATGGTGGCGGCGGCGGTACTGGAAGGTCAAGCGCAGGTGCTGGTGGTTCAGGGTCAATGAGGGTTTATTATGTCTAAGATTTGGTATCATAAAACAACAGGTAGTAGCGCAGTATTTGAAGATGCTGAGGACATGGCAAACTGGCCTGACTTCCAAGCTAACCCAGTGGCAGCAACCGCAACCCAAGTACGAGCGCAGCGTGACAAACTGTTAGAGGCGTCTGACAAAATGGCACTAGCTGACAGGATTACAGACGAGTGGCGCACGTACCGACAAGCCTTGCGTGACTTGCCAGCGCAAGAATTTTTCCCCGAAACGGTCAACTGGCCAGTGGCACCAAGTTAATCAAATGCAAGACAAAGATCTCAACGCCCGTGTCTCAGTATTAGAAGAGACCACCAGGCTGCAATTCAAAGAATTATTTCTGCGATTGAAGCGCATCGAATTAATTATGGTAGCAAGCGCGGCGGCGATTATTGGGTTACTGTCATCCATCCTGGCTGGCCAGTGATTGGCGGTGCCGTATGGTAGCAGAAATCCTTGCCGGGGCGGCGTTAATTAAAGCATCGATAGATGCCATCAAAGGCACGATCGCAAGCTGTAAAGATGTTTCGGAAATCGCGTCTGACATCGATAATTTATTCCAAGGGCAGCAAGACATTGCCAAGGACAAGCGCAAGGCGAAAGCAACCGGGCAATCAGCCACGCAGATTGTCATCGCCGAGGAAACCGCAAAAGAAGATCTAAAAATTGCGCAAGAATTAATTATCGCCAGGTTTGGTTATCACGCTTGGCAGCGGATCCTGCAAGTCCAGCAAGACCAATTGCTTGAGCAGAAGGCGCTGGCGGCCGCGCGGAAAAAGAAAAAAGCAGAAACCCAGCAAGTCGTTGAGGATGCCGCAACGGTTGGCATCAGCGTGTTCATCGGGATTTTAGTTTTATTGATCATCGTCGCGGTGATCTTGGCAATGTGAGGAAAAACGATGTCAGAATATTGCGTTAACAGTTACTGGTTAGATGGCTATGCGGTTGGCGATAAGCTGATGCTGGCGGCGGCCCCGGCGATTGCCGCAACAGTGGCCAGCGCGGTTGATAAGATCAAGGACGTGGCGGCCACCCCAGCCATCGCTGCCAGCGCGTCAGCGGCTGCACTGAGCGTGTATTCCGCGCAAGTGAGCAAGGCGATCACAATGGCGGTAACGCCGTCCATGCTGCGTTTTACGCACTCTCAGGTCGATCAGATCGATATAACAACAACGCCAACCGCTGACATTTATGCGAGTGTTTTATTTCAATCAACTGGGGCGGCCGCATCAAGCGCCACCGCCGCCGCTGGCTATACTTTGCCATGTGCTGCAACCTTGGCAGCAACGAGTATAATGCAGTCAAACGCAACTTATAAATGGGTCACGCAAGCAGAGACCGATGAAATCTGGACGGTGATTTAAAATGGCTGATACGACAACGACAACTTTTAGCCTGGTGAAGCCAGAAGTCGGCTCCAGTGCCGACACCTGGGGCGGCAAATGGAATACTACATTAGACAGCCTGGATGATCTGCTCGACGGCACAACGGCGATACAACCAAATCTCACTGCCGGATCCTGGAAGATTGGTGGCACGGCCATCACCACGACCGGGGCGCAGATTAACCACGTTACAGGCGTGACTAGCGCGATACAGACGCAATTGGACGCTAAGGGCGCAGCGGCTGGCAGTAGCAGCCTGGTAACCACTGGCG